CAATTAAATAAATATAACATTAACGATAAGGAGAATCAGATGAAAGAATTAACTCTACCTTGGATAGGAACAGTTCATTGGAAGTCTCTTGGACTAGGTGCAGGTTTAATGTTATTACTTTGCATTTTGCTATAATAATAGATTATGAAAGAGGGCCTATTGGCCCTTTTTTTTGTCGCATAAATAATGTAGGAGGACGATATGCCTACAATAAACCAGCCAGATAATACCAGCTACCTATCACCACTAGGGTTTAGGTTTGTGCTTAATCGTACTCCTAACACCAATTACTTTGTTCAGAATGTAAGATTACCTACCCTCACTCTAGGTCAGTTCGACTTAGAGGATCCTTTTGTTAAGTTGCCAACTCCTGGTACAAAACTTTCGTTTGAACCTCTTGACATTACCTTCTTAGTAGATGAAGATATGTCCAACTACTTGGAGATACATGCTTGGCTAAGAGGATTAGGATTTCCTGAAACATTTGATCAGTATGGTAATTTTATTAGAAACAATCAGACTAGATCTGCTTTGACAGAAGCCTCAGCCGTTTTTAGTGACGGTACTCTCATGGTGCTATCGAATCATCAGAATGGAAATATCAAAGTTATTTTTGAAGATATGTTCCCAATTGCGTTGTCTGATTTGTCATTTGATAGTACGCTTACCGATGTAGAATATCTCAGAGCTACAGTTACGTTTAGGTACAAATTGTATACAATTGAAAAACTTTAATTTATGAAGATAGAACAAGTGATTGAAATGTGGCAGCAAGATGCCAAGATAGATGATGTTGATTTGGATACAGAAGCGTTAAATGTACCAGTACTACATGGCAAGTATCTAAAGTTATACTACGAGCAAAAACTAAGACTCAAAAAGTATAAGATTCAGTACAAGACACTGAACAAGAGATTAAGTGAGTATTATAGAGGTGAACTGAATAATCCTGAAGACCTTGAAACTATTGGACGAGAGCCATGGGAAAAGCATGTGCTCAAGGCTGACGTTCAGCAGTATATTGAAGGAGACCAGGAGATGATCGATCTTGTTACACGTATGGTGTATCAGGAGCAGATAGTTTCGTTATTGGAAGATATTATGAAAAGTATAAACAACAGAGGCTTCCAAATTAAGAATGCTATCGACTGGAGGAAACTTACACACTTCGGCGTATAGAGAATTGTTATTAGTTGAGAAAGTGAATGAGACCTACTTGAAGGTCGATTGCAGTCGAGGAATAGCACAGGAGCTGAATGAGTTCTTTTCATTCTTTGCGCCTGGGTATAAGTTTATGCCTGCGTTCAAGCGTAGGCAGTGGGATGGACGTATACGTCTATTCAATAGTCGAAACAATGGGTTGTATGTTGGACTGCTTCAGTACTTAAAGACGTTTTGTGATGAGAGAGATTATGATTTAGAGTTTGATTCTAATCTAGAACTTCAAGAAGAGTTTTCATTCCAAGAAGCAGCAGAGTTTGCAAGTGAGATCAACTTACCGTTTGAACCACGTAAGTATCAGCTAGAAGCATTTACCCACTGCATACGAAACAACAGATCAATGATCTTGTCTCCAACTGGATCTGGCAAATCGTTAATCATCTACTTACTGTCAAAATTCTACAACGAGAAAACATTGATAGTAGTGCCAACAGTATCACTAGTTCGTCAGATGTATAGTGACTTTAAGGACTATGGATACAAAGAAGAATGTAAACTGATTAGTGCTGGGGTCGATAAGGAGGTTATTGACGAAGACATTACCATTACAACCTGGCAGTCAATTTATAAGATGCCAAAGAAATGGTTTGATCAGTTTAACGTAGTGATAGGTGATGAAGCTCACTTATTCAAAGCTAAGTCTCTTACCACCATAATGACACGATTAAGTGATTGTAAGTATCGATTTGGTTTTACGGGTACATTAGATGGAACAGAGACACATAAGTTAGTATTGGAAGGTTTGTTTGGAACAGTTAAGTCATTTGTAAAGACCAAGCAGCTTATTGAAGGTAACACGTTAGCAGATCTCAAGATAAAGATACTCGTATTGAAGTATAGTGAACTTACACGTAAAGCTCACAAAGAAGATAAGTTTCACGATGAGATAGATTTTATAACTCAGAATGATAAACGCAATAAGTTCATTTCAAACTTAACACTTTCTTTAGAAGGAAACACCCTTGTCCTGTTTAGCTTTGTTGAAAAACATGGTAAGGTACTATATGATTTAGTGAACAGTAAAGTTGCTAAAGGTCGTCAAGTGTTTTTTGTATTTGGAGGAACAGATGCCGATACCAGAGAAAGTATTCGTGCCATCACGGAAAAGGAATCGAACGCTATTATCATCGCTTCTTACGGAACATTCAGTACTGGGATTAACATACGCAATCTACATAATATCGTGTTTGCTAGCCCAAGTAAGTCTCGGATTCGCAATCTACAGTCTATTGGGCGCGGGTTAAGAAAAAGTGATAATAAAACTTCTTGTACTTTGTATGATATTGCAGATGATATGCAGTACAAGAAGAGTGTAAATCATACGTTAAGACATTTATACGAACGTGTTAAGATTTACAACGAAGAGCAGTTTGATTACAAGATGTACAAAATTAAACTAGAGAAATAACTATGGCTAAGAAAGCAAGAACAAACTATATCAATAATCCTGACTTTCTTCAAGCGATGATAGAGTATCGTGAGAAGGTTGCTAAGGCTAAAGAATCTGGTAAGCCCAAACCTCAAGTACCTCCTTATATTGGAGAATGTTTTATGAAGATAGCTAATAGATTATCTCATAAACCAAACTTCATCAATTATTCTTTTCGAGATGAAATGATCTGTGATGGTATTGAAAATTGCATGCAATATATCGATAACTTCAATCCTGAAAAGTCAAAGAACCCGTTTGCATATTTTACTCAAATTATTTACTTTGCATTTCTTCGTCGTATTGATAAAGAGAAGAAACAGTTATACATTAAATTTAAAATGTCAGAAAGATTGAATGTAGATGAGGCAACTAGTGATCGGCAGGATCACGATAATGATGCTGACTTTAATGACGCTATAAAGAACGATCCGGATAGTCAAGAATACATTGATAACTTTATCAAATCTTTTGAAGAGAGTCGTAAGAGTAAAAATAAGAAGGCAAAGAATGAAGCAAAAATTTAAGCTGGCTTACATGGATGTAGCTGAAAGATTTGGAGAGCTTAGTCATTCACAAAAACTTAAAGTTGGATGTATAATTGTAAAGGACAACCGTATCATAAGTATTGGCTACAATGGTATGCCGTCTGGTTGGGACAATGTATGTGAGCACGCCGAGATTGTTGAAGGTACATACGAGCCAGAAAAATTTTATAGATCCAAACCAGAAGTCCTACATGCAGAAAGTAATGCTATTGCTAAGGTTGCCAAAAGCAATGAAAGCTGTGATAATGCGTCTTTGTTTTGTACACATGAACCCTGTCTAGAGTGTGCAAAGCTGATTCTTCAAAGTGGTATATCCTCTGTATACTTTAAGAACTCCTATGACTCCTTGAACTACGGAAGTGGTTTGGAGTTTCTCAAACAGTCAAATATTTACATTGAGCAAATAGATGAAGATAGCACTTATCACTGATACACATTTCGGTGCTCGTAATGATAGTCAGGCTTTTGCCAAACACTTTTATCAATTTTACAGTAAAGTGTTCTTTCCTTACTTAGATGAACACAATATCAAGACAGTTGTACATCTTGGAGATATAGTAGACAGACGTAAGTATATCAATTATACGTCTGCTCGATTATTACGTGAGGCGCTGATAAAACCCCTTAACAAACGTAATATCGAATCACACTTTTTGATTGGTAATCACGATACGTACTTTAAGAATACTAACGAGATCAACTCACTCAACGAGCTGTACTCAAATAACAGCTATCCTAACATCCACATCTATGCAAATGAACCTGAAGTTGTAGACTTCGATGGATGTGAGATTCTTCTTACACCATGGATATGTAGTGGTAACTATGATAAATCTATGGAAATAATTAGTAACACTTCAGCTCAAATTTTATTTGGACATTTAGAGTTGAAGGGATTTGAAATGTACAAAGGAGCTATTAATAATCATGGATTTGATTCCACTGTTTTTAGTAATTTTGATATCGTGTGTAGTGGCCATTTTCACCACAAGTCTACTGTGGGTAATATTAACTACCTTGGAGCCCCTTATCAGATTACTTGGTCTGATTATGCTGACCCTCGTGGTTGGCATATTTTTGATACAGATAATCGTACCTTGGAGTTTATCCCTAATCCACTAGAAATGTTTGCTAAGATTCATTATGACGACAGCAACACGACAATGGAGCTAGTTGTAAACCAAGACTTCAATCAGTACAAAGACAAGTATGTTAAAGTAATTATTCGCGAAAAGACTAACCCATACTGGTTTGATATGTTTATCGACAAGTTGGAAAAAGCTGGTCCTCATAATGTACAAGTAGTGGAGGATCATCTACATCTCGATCTTGAATCGGATGATGAGATAGTCAATGAAGCGGAAGACACTATGACTATTCTAACAAAGTATATCGATGCTTTAGACATCAGTACTGACAAACAACTGGTTGAACAAACTATCAAAGACCTGTATAATGAAGCGCTCTCTGTAGCGTAACTTATTATGATACTATTCAAATATATTCGGTGGAAGAATATTCTGTCTACTGGTAACAACTGGACAGAGATCAAACTAAACAAGTCTAAATCGACGCTTATAGTTGGAGAGAATGGATCTGGTAAGTCTACCATTCTTGATGCTTTGTCGTGGTCTTTATATGGCAAAGCATTTCGTAAAGTAAATAAAGTTCAGATGATAAACTCTATCAACGGTAAGGGTGCAGAAGTACAAGTAGAGTTTACTATTGGTAAGGACAACTACCAGGTGAACCGTACTATTAAAAAGTATGGCTCATCAATGTTTGAGATACTGAAGAATGATAAACTAGTAGATCAAGCTGCTAACTCTCGTGACTACCAGGAGCACCTGGAACGTCAGATACTCAAGATGAATCACAGATCGTTCTGTCAGATCGTAGTGCTTGGTAGTGCTACGTTTATGCCGTTTATGCAACTGTCAGCTCAGCATCGAAGAGAGGTGATTGAGGATCTGTTAGACATTGAAATCTTTACTACGATGAACACTCTCCTCAAAGAGAAGGTGTCTACTAACAAAGATAATTTACAGCAGGTTGCATATGATACTGACATCTTAAACGAAAAGATTGATCTACAGAGTCAATATTTAAAAACCGTCAAGGATGATAATGATAAACGTATCCAACAGCATCACGACAAGATAGAAAAGTCTCGTAGTGAGATACAAGAGCATCAACAGCAGATCGAGCAACTTAATATACAGGTAGTTGAATTAAACGATAGCATTGCTGATAAGGATGCTGTATCTAAGAAGAAGAAAAAGATCGAGCAGTTGGAAGTAAAGATAAAGAGTAAAATGTCGTCTCTCGTAAAGGAGATCGAATTCTTTCACGACCACGATAACTGTCCGACCTGTAAGCAAGATATCGACCACGAGTTTAAGTGTTCTACTATCGAAGCTAAGAACAATACACTAGAAGATACAACTGTTGGCTTCGAACAGTTACAAAGAGAGTACTATAACATCACCGAACGTCTGGAAGAGATCAATGGTGTACAGGAGCAGGTGAACAATTTACTTACCGAGATTAACAGTAACAACTCTCACATCAATGCCATTAACCAGATGATTGACAGCATCCAAAAAGACATAGATCAACTGCAGTCGGAAGACCAAGATACAAGCGAACTTAGTGGTAAGCTGGACGAGCTAAATCAGCAGCTAGAAGCGTGTCAAACACGCAGAGAAGAGCTTTCTACTGAAAAGAGTGTGCTTGATATTGCTCAGCTTATTTTGAAGGACAGCGGTATTAAAACAAAAATTATCAAACAGTATGTACCGGTGATGAATAAGTTGATAAATAAATATCTCGCCGCTATGGACTTCTTCGTACAGTTTGAGTTAGACGAGAACTTTAACGAAACTATCAAGTCGAGGTTTAGAGATGAGTTTAGTTATGCCTCCTTCTCTGAAGGAGAAAAGATGCGAATTGATCTCGCGTTATTGTTTACTTGGAGAGCTATTGCAAAATTACGCAATAGCGTCAGTACCAATCTTCTTATTATGGATGAAGTGTTCGACAGCTCACTAGATACTACAGGCACAGAAGAGTTCTTAAAAATACTCAACACTCTTGTAGATGATGCAAATATCTTTATCATCTCACACAAAGGTGATCAGTTATACGATAAGTTCCACAGTGTAATTAAGTTTGAGAAAGTGAAGAATTTCAGCAGGATGGTAGCGTGAAATTAGTAAAGTATAACGATCCAATTTTACACGAAGCACCCCAGCGTTTTAACTTTAGTGATCCACCCATGGATCCATTGCAACTATCAGAAGATCTTAAAGAAGCAATGATAAAGTTTAAAGGAGTTGGACTGTCTGCTAATCAAGTTGGATTACCTTATCAAGTCTTTGCAGCTGGAGATTATCACGATCCTGATAATATAATAGTTGCATTCAATCCCAGAATAGTTTTTCAGAGTGATCAAATTATTCCTATAGAGGAAGGATGTTTGTCATATCCAGGTTTGTTTTTAATAGTTGATCGACCTTCTATTATTAGAATGCGAGCTGCAGATCATACTGGACGAGTTGATACTAAAGTTTATGATGGTATTCCTGCTAGAATCATACTGCACGAAATGGATCATATGATGGGTACTAACTTTACTCAAAAAGTAAGTAAAATTAAATTAGATAGAGCTAAACAACATAAAAAGAAACTTGATAAACTTCGTGAAAAGAATTTGAAGAGGATACAACAAAATGAGCGAATTGGCTGAACATCTTGGTGGTGGAGAACGTCGATGTCATAATGATCGAGGCGCACTTCGTTGGGCTATCAAAACGTGGAATATTAAATCCATGCTTG